TATATCATCCAAATAACCGCAAACTATTTTAGTTAAAGATACTTAAATTAAAACGTTAACAATTGTAAACAAGTGTTAAAGAGAGAGAGGAAGGAGAGGAAGAAAAAAAGAAAGGAGGAGGTAAGCGACCGACATAAAGTGTGTGTTATACACTTGCCAGCACATATTGCTACTTAAATTATACCTATAATTGAAGTAAACACCGAGCGCCATCCACACGGCAAACGGGATGCAAACGGCTGAAGCAAAGAGATTTATAGGGTAGCTACCCTTAACCAGCCGGCGTGAACCCGCCATCTATCCCCCATAAATTTTTTCCCGATTTTCCCAAAATATTCCTTCTCTCTTCGGAGCTTTGTTGTTTACGGCTGTAAATTCGGTTAACAACTGTTAACACATATAGGTTTTGTCGCTGTTGACATTTCTGTGAGGCAGGAAGTATATTAAAACGCCCACAGAGCCACTTTGCAGGCGATTTCAGCCACTTTCTCCTGTTTTTGGAACATATGCCCATCTTTGACCTTTTAGCGCCTTAAAACGCCTTAAAATAAGAAATAACAAACAGTGGAGCGTCTCTCCTTGTTGACTCTCCTTAAGAGCGGAACGGCTGCGAGGAACGAGCAGGATTGCCTATTGTATTTATAAAGTAACAAAGATATGATAATGATAAGAGAGATTTGCTTTGAAAAATGGGGTTCAAAGTGTTTGCTATAAGAGGTTTCAGTTGTTTTATGGTGTTTACTCCATTGAGTAAACTATTTTCTACTCTATTGAGTAAACTTTTTTTTACTCCATTGAGTAAACTATTGTTTACTGTATTGAGTAAACTTTTAACATTAAATGTTTGCATAATCCAAATAAATGTTGTATTTTTGTTGCGTCATATTAAATAGCGGCTTGTAGATGGATAAAGAGGGATTAGAAAATGGTGTTAAATTCTATTGTGTTGTGAATACCCCTGAGTCGAGAGCTGTCTGGAGGAAAATGACCGAGCAGCAGAAGAACGCCATGAACTTTATAGCAGATAAGATGAACATGAGTGGGCTTATCAATTTAAGTGGCAAGAACAGATATGACATGATGATGGAATTGAATATCAAGTCAGGCCGGTTTTATCAGCTTATACGTCAGCTCCGGGAGTTGAATGTTATCCGAAAGTACGGCGGGGGAGATTACATTGTCAACCCTTCTTTGTACTTCAAGGGCAGGGCGTCTGATATTGGTAGGAAGATGAGTATTTACAACTATAAAATAGAAAATGATGGAAAAAAAGATTAGTAAGATTTTAGACAACTTTGATTTTGAAAGAGTTCACAAGGCGATGATTGCTCTTGAGTGGAATTGGTATATGGGGACATGCGGCGAGGGGATACCGTCTGTCGGCGCTCTTAAAAAGGCAGCCAGGGAGCTTCTTTCGGATGCGTGGATGAAAAAGACAACCATCTCTTCCGGCGGGTTCTTTGCCGGATATGACGATGGTGGCCTTGTGTTGAGATTCATACTTGACGAATGGTTTAGCGAATGAGCACGAATGACATTGACGGTAAAATGACTTATAGTCGGATGCACTTCGAGACAATCCTTTCAGCGATGAACGGGATGCTGTCCGGCATTGACATAAAGGACGGAGGAATGGATGCCGAGTGGGTAGCGAGAAAATCGGTGGCTATTGCCGATGCTGTGATGACGATTATTGAAAGGAGGGCGTGTCTTGTTAACACTATGAGGATGGATGAAGAACTTGGACTTTACAAGGATTAATATGAGCAGAGTATTTTTTATCAGCGACCTGCATTTCGGGCATAAGAACCTCTCCGGTCTAAGAGGCATGGATTCCGATACGTTTGACACCCTGATTATTGACAATTGGAATAAAATTGTAAGCAAAAGGGATATTGTTTATGTCTTGGGTGATATAACAATGGAAAATCATAGGTCAATACCTGCCTATCTGTCACAATTAAACGGTATAATCCGTATTGTAGGCGGGAATCACGACACAAGACAGTGCTGCGATGCAATCAGAAATATGGGAATAACGATTATGGGATGCCTGGAATACAAGGGATTTATCTGTACCCACATTCCAATTCATCCCCATGAGCTTGACGGGTATTACAGGGGTAACATTCACGGCCATATCCACAACCCGGATGTTGATCTCGGAGAAAGCTACTTCAATGTTGTTTGTGAAAGGATAGGATATGCCCCGATGCTGTTTGACGAGATAGAGGCTAAGTTTACCGGGAGGAAAGATAAGCCACATGGATTTCATAACAAATGATATGGAAAGATTAACGGATAACAGATAAAACACGTTTAATTATGAATACAGAACAGTTAATTGAAAAACACCTATTCGGGAAAAAGCCTGAAAAATGGGATGATGAATTTGACAGAATACAACACTTATCGGTAAATGATGTTCGTGCAATGTTGGATGAACACGCTAAATGTGTTTTATCTGATGTTAGCGCACGTTTATCTTCTTCGCTCGGAGAAGTGGAGGGGAATGCTTATGAGGTAGTATTCGGCAAAGACGGAAAATTTTGGATAAGCCACAAAGAGGTTGGAAGTGGTGAGCCGCTTAAGCAATGGATTGACGACGTCCTAAATGTGCGCTAACGTGGCATTTACGGATGTTTACAAGAAAGGCGGGAATCACCCCGCCTCTTTTACTTACCCCTCTTAACCTTATCTATGCACTCCGCCACCCATCCAGTAAAGTACGCAGCAGATTCCGAATGTTGCGGGTTTTCCCCTATCCTCTCGAATAGCATGTCTCCCACATGTCTTGATTCGTGGGCGATAATATTCACCGTCATTCTCTTTGAAGATTTAAAAGCAACAAGGAATCCGAGCTCGTTTGTTTCCCTGTTTTTCACAGAAAACGTCATTGCTCCGGCAAACTCTATAGGGATGTTTGTTTCTCCATCGTCCGGGAACATCTCGAACGTGTCGTAGAGCTCATCTGTCAGTTCCTTTGTTACCCACAGCTTGCATGGATAGATAACGGGGTCAAATTCATGTATCTTCATCAGTATGGCACATTCATTATTGGCACTTCAATACATCTGCAAGAGCCGTGAACAGGGATTACATCTTCGTTAATCGGGAATACCTGCCCATCGAGATTAGAGCAAGTGTCGCAAGTATGACTGTCTTTCTGAGCGATGATGAACTTAGCTTCTGCGAACTTCCAATAGTGTGAGTTTGCTTTGGCAAATCCACGAACAATCATGTCATCATTCAGGTTTCTGAAACTTCTGTATGCGGACAGCCCGCTCATTTCTATCATTCCAGACGCTATGGCGGCAATGACAAGCTCATCCGACTTCGGGTCTTCAATCCTGTCCATGTACCAGTGAAGAACACCGTCGGCCGTCATCTTTTCTTCCTGACCTATCTTTATGTACGACTGTATCTCGTTCTTGAACGAATCGGTGTACTTCTTTGCTCTTTGCTTGTAGGTATCTCCGAACAAGAGTGCGGCGATGAACGCTTCTTCATCCCATCTGTCGTCAGGAATCCTGCCGAGATGTTTTTTTGCAGTGGTGTATGAGATGTCGTCAACGGTGATGAGCGAGTCCGACACTATTTTTGTCATGCTGTCTTTTACGTATGTCAACTGCTTTGCCGCTCTCTTCGTATTGTCAAACTTGAAGTCGGCACCGAACTTGCCCCTGAACTCGGCATAGCTGAATCCGTAGTCTATCAGTCGTTTTGCAGCAGTTGCTATTACCCTGTGTGTCAGCTTGTGGGAAAAATCAGCTATCTCGAACGCTTTTTCCGCAGCCTTAATAAATTCATTCTGGTTTATCATGTGTAAATATTTGTGCTTGGGTTGTTAATCAAAAAGGTTACATCGAACAGGGCTACCTTTGTTCCGTTATAGACTCCATCATCCTTGTAGGACTTATAGTACCCTGTAAGCTGCACACCCTTGTAGTCGTTGTAGATTGTTACCGGCTTTCCGATAAGCAGGTCTATAAAGGCGCTTATCTTGCTTGCCGGGGTGTCCGTCTCGCTGTAGAACCCGAACTTGACCGTATATTCATATGCGGACTTCTTCGGGGTAGCTGGTATGTACACCCTTGAACCATGTTCTTCCGGGAAGTCGGTAACAATTATATTGCTGTCCTTTACACTTCCACCGTATGCTTCTGGACTTTTTATCAGCTCCAACCCCCAGTAGGATATATCCCTGACTATGTCAGAGCCTATCTTTAACCGCATCATTCCTGCCATGACAGACAATTTAATACGTTAGCCCGGTGGAAATCATTTACCCTGTTTATGGCTTTTATCAGGGTCTTGTCGATACCTATCTCTGCATACTGACAGTAAGAGTTATAGGTCTTTTCGGTCTTGTCATAGTCGATGTAATACGTTCCAAACGGTGATTCTGCCATGAACGGGATGAAATTGCCATCCGACTCGTACTCTGTAAATACTAATTTTTCAACTTCTGGTTTCATTTTTCTTCTTTTTTATTTGGTTTCATTGGACACCCGTTACAATAGGGCATCGGTAAGTAATAGTGAATATATTTATCTGTTGATTTTGTCTCGTCTTTGTTCTTCAGCTTGGCATCCATCAGCTCTGTCTGTTGCTTGATGATGTTAGCCTTTAGAACTGGGTCTTGGGTAGAGTCTTTCAACTCTTCGAGTTCTGCGAGGTTCTTCGTCCTCAGCTCATCGGGGGTAATGTTCTCTATGTCGGCATACTTGTCTGTTTTGGATTTGAACTCCGTTGTATCGAGGTTGTTTATTCTCGTGTAGATGTCAAAACCCCACTGAGCGAGTTCAATCTTCCTTGCTTCCATGTAGGCAACGTGTTCCTCTCGTTTAAAGAAAGCAGAAGCAGTGCCCCTCTTGGCGGTGTCTTTATACTCTTCCCCGTCTACCGCTCTCCTAAAGAGTTCATAGCAAGCCGTAGCATTCTCGGTGATAACATACAAGTCCAGCACCTGCCGTTTTATCACCTCGTACTCTGCGGAACCCCGTTTAATCCTTGCATTTTCCCTTACTATCATTCTGCAACATTTGGATTGACATTTCTCAAATTTTCCAATTTACGCTCGTATTCTATTTTAGCCGCCCTTTCCTTTTCTTTTCTCACTTCTTCATTGTTGGCTGAATAGGGCGCTTCCTCCGATGCGGTTTCACCACTTATGATGTCGTACCGCTTCAACTCGGCGATGGAGCGAACCTTTGTCTCGTCGTCCTGCGGGGTAAATATCCTGATAAAGGCACGTATGTTTCCATTCGTAATTAATTCCGTGTACCCCGGATATTCAGACACGAAGCCCTGTTTTACGATGTCGTTGATGTGGTCTATAGCAGCGTCGAACTCGTGGATAAGCGACATTACCACCCTTTCCGTCGGGTAGAACATCATCTTCATCGAACCGGTGGGCATGTCTCCGCTTGACTTGTGTTTCGGAAAGACTATACCCAGTGCATTGAATATAAGTTCCAACTGCGTCTCAAACTCGAACTTGAACTGAGCCGACATCTCAGCGCCGTTAACCATCTTGAAATCTCCATCGGTGTCGGTTATTATGAGGTCTGTCAGTCCGGTGGATTTGGCCTGCACGGTGTCCGGGTCGTGCGATTTCAGGTGGTAGATGGATTTGAATTTCTTCCTATTGTCCTCGGAAAGTCTTGAAAGCATCACCTCCATATTATCTATGTTCGACTGCACCCGTGTCCAAAAAGCACCATCATTGCGCCTGTGATAGACAACCGGCATGCCGTTGAATCCGTGAGACACCTTGGAAACGAGCTTCCACTCTCCATCCATCTCGTATGTATAGCAATATCCCTTGTCGTACACGTCGCACTTGTTGTCGTAGAACTTGTAGAAGTAAAGGGGCTTTCCATATTTGTCGTATTCCATGTTGTACTCGTCCCGGTTGAAAAAGGACAAGGTTTGCCATTTTAGCTGATTTTCTTCCCTGTAGAACAGAAGTGCTGCATCACCGAGGGCAAGTGCGCTTTTCACGAACTCATACCTTGCCGTGTCGATGTTCCTGGATTGCCAGTACTCCTTGTAGATAGGAAGCGCCGGGTTCTCCTTTAGAGTTCCATCAACGATGTGGGTCTTGTTTCCCAAAAGGTGGGCAAGGATGATGTCTATAGCCATTGCCTGAATTGGAACACTTACCCTATTCACGAAATAGACGCTCGTGTTCCCATCCTCGTCCTTTATGAGTATGTCATTATACCACGCCGGATTGAATATCTTGTGTCCTGTAGGATAGTACTCGTTGTAGAATTTTACCTGTGTTACCCTGTCGTAGGATGGTCTTGCCGCCCTATCCCCTGACGGTTTGGGTATCTCCCATAATTTCTTACTGTTGAATGTTAATTCCATAGTCTGTTTATTTATATATCCTTAAATAGCATCCTCTCTTTTTCGGCAATAGCCTTTTCTATTCTCTCTTTGGCAATCTCGAAATATTTATCGTCTAATTCCATCCCGATAAAACCCCTGTTGGTATTTACACAAGCCACTCCAGTCGTGCCTGAACCCATTGTATTATCTAATACCACATCGCCCTCGTTGGTGTATGTTTTGATAAGGTATTCGAGAAGTGCTACGGGTTTTTGTGTTGGGTGCTGCCCCTTAATTCTAGGGTTAGAAAACTTTTGGATAGATTTTGGGAACTTGTTATCAGTTTGCTGACTTTGAACCGCTTTTATATTTATATAGCTATCACTTTTTATCTCTCCTCCTTTTGTTATTTTCCCCATTGAGTGATTTCTTTTACCCTTTGTCATTTGTGGAT